TCCTGTGGCGCCTTGAGGTCCAGTTGCACCTTGAGGACCAGTAGGTCCAGGAACAGTTGAATCAGCACCAGTTGGACCTTGTGGTCCAGTGTCACCTTGCGGACCTGTAGCACCTTGTGCTCCTGTTGGACCAACATCTCCTACATCACCCTTAGGACCAATGTCTCCATTGTCGCCTTTAGGACCAGTGGCTCCAGTTGCACCTTGTGCACCAGTAGAACCAGGCGTTCCTTGTGGACCTTGGTCATTAGATAGAACTAAACCTACATTGGGAGTGATGGACTCAATTACAATAATTGTATCGCTCATACGCTCACTCCTGGTGTAACAATAAACTTACCTTCAAGGACTCGGGTTACTGTCCCAACTGAATCTAAAATCAAATCATAATCGTGGCTGCCAGCAGGGAATGTAGTAGTCAAACTAGCAGGGATATTTACTGTCACCTTACCAGTGACACCACCAAGTGTGATGTAGTTACTTGTGGTAGCGACAACGATAGTTGTGGACGCGCCAATGAATGGACGCACTGTCATCGTTGCTGTGTAGTTAGTCAGGTTCCAAGGTGTCTCATCGTTCTTTATCGTAAAGATAAAGTTGAATGTAGCACCCTGTTCACAGACAATGTTATAGGAAGCACTCACGGTAGGTTGATACTCCTTAGGGCTGGGATTGCCTCTAGTCCTGTAGTTCCTGCAAGTTCATTACATACTGCATTCAAGCCTTTGTATTCATCAGGGCGACGCGTACCGCTAGCCTTGAGATTCAGAGCAGCAAGGACGCCTAGACCAGAAGTGTTGGCATACTTGTTAGCAGCACCTTGTTCTTCTAAATAATCTTCTATGTCAGGGTAAGTACCATTGTTAGCAAGACGATTCAACTCGTCTACGAATGTGCTACCATCAACTCCTATTGCCATTACCACTTCACCTTATCTGCCCAATAGGCTGCTGACATTTTCCCCTTGGCAATATTCTTGCCGTGGCGTGCCTTGAAAGATGCACGCTTGTTCTTCATACGCTCAGACTCTCCAGCCTTAGGAGCACCGGCAGTCTTAGCACCCTGCTCACCAAAGCGAATAGTCTTAACTTGCTCTCCAACTTTAGCCACAACTACGTGTGACTTTTTAGGGTGATTGGGAGTACGTTTCGGCTTGTTGAATCCTGATACGCCTGCACGTGCTAGGCGTGGGTCACGCTTGCTTTTGTTTTCCATACTCCCTATCCCTTACTTCTTTTTCTTCTTAGCCATTCCTGCTTCAGATAAAGCAATGGCAATTGCTTGCTTACGATTCTTTACAACTGGGGCTTTCTTAGGACCCTTAGGATTCTTGCCTGAATGCAAGGTACCAGCCTTGAACTCACGCATAACCTTGGAGACTTTCTTTTGCTTAGCAGTCTTCTTCATTACTCAGTTCCTCTGCCGTACTGGAACCCTTTAATCTTTGTTGGGTCCATCTCACGCCCACCTAGTTTGGTGTTTGGCTTATATGTGACTGACCTTGTATTTCTATAAAGTTCAGCAACGTGAGACTTAGCATTAGCGTTATCTATCCCACCCGTTTTTCTAGGTTTGGTAGCCATACTACTTCTTCTTTCCCATTTTCTTCATTGCTGCTTTTTTGGCTACCATCTTCTTGGCACCCATCTTCATTTCCATTTTCTTCTCAGCCTTTGATTCCATCTTCTCACCCATAGCGTAAGACTTGGCTGCCTTCTTGCCCTTAGCTGTGTAAGGGAATTTCTTTCCATTTACCTTTGGCATTATTTTTTTAGCTCCTTCATTACTTCGGCTGATTTCTTATTTATGTGTTTTGCTGGTGGCATTGAGTCAGCCTTGTATGCTTCCCCAAGCACTTCAGAAGCGCGGTGAGCCTCCTGAATCTTGTCCATCGTCGTGCCCGCTGGCTGTATGCCTTGTTTACGAGCAGCTCTATAAGCATCAAGTTCAGAGTTAAACTTCTTAGTTGATACTAACTTGTTACTATTTGCATCTCCTGGAGATAGTTGAAGTGTCCCAATCTTGCAACCAAAACAACCTTCAACAAATTCAGGATGAACTTGTTGTCTATGTAGGCTCATGCTTCTGTGAAGTTACTCTCCGTTACTCCTACGCCACCGGCGATAAGAGCGCTTTTAGTAGTGTCATTGACGACGTAGTTATACCCACCTCGGTATACTACTGGGTACTGCTTTAGGTCTTCATCTACTGAATACCTAATCTGAGCGTATCCGCCTGTTGGCTTTAGCACTATTGTAATCCCCTTGTCAAGTTTATAAAAACTGAACAAGCGATGTCCACCCGCAGGTCCTTCAGCCACAGTTGGTGTGGTAAAGATATAATCTGTCATAAGTCCTCCTAGTGAACTCACCCCAAAGGGGTAGGAATTAACCTACCCCTCAGAGTCAATCAACTATAGTGCTCCGATTGATGAACCGCTTTCGATGCGGTACAAAGCCTCTTCACGGTAGCGAGCGAAGCCGAGTACGCCGTACCAACCCATTGGGCGGTGACGCATCAACTTGTCAACTACTGGTCCGATGACTACGTGTGGCTCTTCTGCAACTGCTTCTGCCATCGCTTGCTTTCCAGCAAGGATTGTGCGGTAGACGCGGGTTACAGGAGTTACTGTAATTGTTGCACCAGTGGTGACGTTAGCAGTGAATGCCTTGTCAACAGTGATGGTTGTAACTGCTCCAGATGTGCTGATTGCAGTAATCTTTGAACCAGTATCAATACCAGTTCCTGCAATCTTGTCGCCAACTTCAGCACGTGTTGCGATAACAGCAGATGAAGCAACTCCGAAGGAGAATGCACCTGATGCACCAGCAACAGTAGGTACTGTTGTAGCGAGTGCTGACTGGTCAGCTCCATCCTTGAGGGATGGGATGCGTGGGGACTCTACGAAGAATAGACCTTCGTACTGTCCGATTTCGCCTGCCCAGATAGCAGAGCCATCCTGGTAGTTGTGTGGGTCGCGCCATGCGGCTGCGCCTGTTTCTGCACGAAGGTCGTGTGAAACTTCTGGGTGGATACCAGCCCAGTATAGTGAGCCCTTACGAGCAACAGCCTTGTTAGCACGGAGCTTAGCAACTGCACGACGGAGGTTAGCCGAGGTGAGGGTTGCAGCAGATGTGATGGTTGCTGTTGATGTCGCTGTGGAACCTGCGTAGATTACGTTGTTTCCTTGGCGAAGGGTTGTTGCTGCAACGTTGTCGATAGAATCGGCAAGGTTGAATGCAATAATGTTAGCGATTGCTGGGTCTACATCAGCGAGGCTGAAGAGCTCCAACGCACGGGTAACGAGAACTGAGTTTCCGTACTCATTGAGAGTGATGGTTACCGAGTTAGGTGTTGACATTGCTACTGCATCTGGGTCTACTGTTTCAGATAGAGTTGAAGTAGCTACATCCAAATCCTTGTACAGCTGTAGAACTACAGTTGAACCTGGGATTGCTTGACGGGCTGGACGCTTGTCCGCAACAGAACGAATTAGTGGTTCTGAACGGAGAGCAAACTCGAGCAGGCGGTCATAAGCGCGCTGTACGAGGCCAGCACCACCAGCTGTTCCACCGAGAGAGGTGGAGCCGGTTGATACATATGCGTTTGGCATTTAATTAGTCTCCTTGACTATGAACGGTTATTCTTGGCTTCGCAGTAGTGCTAGAATTTCATCTTCAGATGATGCGTTGTTTAGACGCGATTCTAGGTCCTGCGCTTTGTCGGGTGTGATAGCACCCTGAGTAACAATGTCTTGCTGGCGTAGTGCTGCAAGTTCATTCTTATCTACTCCGGGTTCTGCCTTATCTACCTTAAGTCCGAACAAGTCTGCGTTATCATCGAGCCAGTTAGAAACTGTCTCCTCGTTAACATCATCCAAGTCCTTTAGGACTAGTCTAGTAGCCTTAGGATTTACACCCTTCTTTTCTAGGACTTCCTTAACGACTCGCTCACGCTGCACCTTGGATAAAGTCTCAAGCTGCTCTGTAAGTTCCTTGATGCGTTTCTCGTCTGCTCGCTTAGCTTTACGAAGTTTCTTTAGTAAGTCACTTCCATCGCCACCGAAAGATTCGTTGGTATCTTGGTCATCGTCTTCTTCGTCCCAGTAGTTGTTGCTCATAGCAACCACCCTTTCTATTCGTTGTTAGTTCGTAAGCCTCAGTTCTATTCGGGGAAATAGGCTGGCTCTTACTCCCGGTCTGTACACCAAGTGGGGCCGGTAGGTCCACTTAGGATTCTATAGCATTCCTGCTGTTGAGCCTTTTCCAGTTCTTGCCCTTCCGGCACTTCCCTGGAATGAAGCCTTCTCTAGTTCAGTAAGGTTGCGTTGTGCACGTTCAGCAGATGCAAGTCCTTGATAGTACTGCTGCTCTGCTTCCTTCTGTCCGTACTCTGCGGTACGACCAGCGTAGATAGAGCTGAGTTTCTCTGCTTCAGGTAATACCCTAGCAACGCTTCTTGCTGCTGCAGCTACTTCAGCTGGTGTCAAGTTCTCACGCTGGATTGCTTCAACTCCGATTGTACTGCGTGCCACATTGCTATAAGGAGCAGCTTCTGCTCCAGTAAATGTTGCACCACCTAGGCTGGTTGATAGTCCTTGACGTAGGTACTCTCCGCCAATCTCTGCTGCCTGTACTTTCTTCTGCAACTCAGGCAACTGGTTAGTTGGGTCTAACGCATATGCCATTAAGTCTGCTGTACTAAGTTGTGGATAGAACTGCTTAAGGGCTTTCATTACATCGCCAGGGGCGTTCTGAACTCTGTTGTATACCAGGGATACGCGTGAGCCTATCTCTTCAGGAGCCACATCTGTACCGATAAATCTTGCGTAACTTTCTGGATTAGCGAATTGCTTCAAGCCATAGGCATTGAATATCTTGCGGTATGCTGCCTCATTAGCTAAGTATTCTTTGTCATCCAACGGAGTTAATCCGGCAGCAGAACGGGCAACATTGCCGGCAAAGCGCTTGGTATATGCTGAGTTAAATCTCTTATCATACTTTAGAAGTGTAAGAGCATCAGCAGATTCAATATCGGGATATAACTTCCTGATTTCAGACATTGCATCTAGGAGTTCTTGGGTATTAATTCCAATACTTCCAAGTTGTGCAAGGATAGCAGCGAAGCCAGCATCTCCAGCACCTGCAGGTTTAGTTGTTATGACAGGCGGAATTACTGGTGTAACTGGTGTTACAGGTGGAACTGGTGTCACAGGAGTAATCGGAGTTACTGGGGGAATTGGAGGAGTACCAGCACCTTTTTCTGGTGGGATTCCTAGTTCAGTTCTGATTGCTCCAATGGTTCCAGACTCGGCTCCACTTACAATTCCTACAGAAGCAGCAGCATCTGCTGCAGCCTGTTGAGTTGCAATTGATACCGCACCAATAGTTCCTGATTCCTGTGCCGCAATGGTAGAAGGTGCTGTAATTGTAGTAGGTGTTGGGGGAAGCATAGAAGCTTCCTCACCAGCTCGGACTGCTGCTGTGTCAATAGTAACTGGTTGTGCTGTTGCTGTAGCTGCAGCCTCTGCCATAGCTCTTGCATTTGCTGCAATAGCTTTTTCTCTCTCATCATCTAGGATTGCTTCTATTGAAGTATAGTCATTTGCCTTGGCTAGAGCAGGAGAAAGTACGGGGGTTGCAGTCTTAATTGACTCAGTTGCTTTGAGTGTATCAGCCTTTTGATTCGATAGGTCTAATGTTCCCACAGGTTTAGTTGTGTCAGCCGGTGCTGTAGCAGGAGTAATAGACTGTACAAATTCTGGACTCTTTGATGCAATAGTTCCTACAGAAGATACTATAGTCTCTACAACCTTAGGTGATACAGTTGCTCCAGTCGGGCTAGAGATAACCTGAGGAGAGGATACAATCTGCTCAGTAATTATTGGTTCAAGCTTTGTTAGTGTTGCGGGTGGTACATTCGGTGCAATAACAGGGGCAACGGATTGAATTACCTGCTGTACTACAGGTTGAACAACGGCTGGAGTAGGGGCAACATTTACTGGGGCATTAACAACCGCTGGTGCACTGACAGCAGCAGCAGTAGCGACAT